TTTATACAGGCGGGAATCATCAGTTGGCTCCTGTGATGCAATAAAATTGTATACATCGACACCAAGACCAATGTCTTGGCTTTTCTATGGTTTAATATTAGACCATATAAGGGGCGGTGCCTCTCCCTTCCGAATATCTTTAAGACCTCGGAATTCATAATTCCATTTTGGTACACTGGGAACAGGCGTCCAGTACTTTTGGCTTTCACGGAAATCCCGTAAAAGTTTCTTACTGAACCAATTAAGTTTCCACTCAATGAGGGGATTGCCATTAGAACGTTTTTGAGCGTTATTTATATATGGCATTTTGGTTTCTGGCAGTTTATATTCATCTTCACGTAAAGGTTGTAATGGATCGCATACTACTACAACGGCCATCTTTTTATATGGTCTCACGCCTAAACTTTTTAGGTCATTAATAGGTGCTATACGCGCCTCAGGTGAAAGCTTCCCAAGGTCCTGGAGTGTTCCAAGACCATTATTATCGTAATTCTTAAAGATCCGTTTTTTAAGAAATTTTGCGAATCTTAACTGGAAGCTCGTGTAGTAGGAGTGGTTGTCCCCGATAGGTGTAAGCCCTAAACCACCGAGTGGTATAGGCATAAAGAGAGAAAAGTTACCATTCACCGTAAGATCTTTGATCTTTTGTTTATTATAATGTATATAACGGTGTAATGTTCTCTCTTTATTATTGGAAGTCTGTATAACTTCCTCCACCTTATCTATGGATGGTGCATATCTAGCACCTTCTCTCATGGGAATCGAGTGGATACCTTTTGATCCCTCTAACAATAGACCACAATTAAGGTAGGGGACTTCCTGAAAACGGTGAAAGCCACGGGTCTTCGAATAAACCCATGCCACACTATTAATTGTAAGGAAATCCTTTGAAATATAATTCTTACCTACAGATAGTTGGAAACCTGCTATCTTGATCCATTTCTTCCAAACTTCATAGAATTGGTCATTTGCTCTGAACATGATATCATCTCCATTAACTAAACATGGAAGATCATGTATATCAAACTCACGACCAGTGTATTCTTCTAAAGCATTCCAATATGCGCACACATTGATAGCACATAATATCGGAAAAGAAAGAGGACAACCCATTAACTGACCATTTTTCTGAATAAAGGTCGAGATATTGGTTTTTCTACCCTCAAACTTTTCGGGATAAGATATCTCGTGCTCTCCAAGAACTTTCTTCCAAATAGTCTGTTCCATATGAGAGAGGAGTTGATCTCCACTATCCCACACGGAATTACAAAATTCCTGGAATGCCAATGAATTAACTTTAGTACTTAATCCATCGGTTGCTGCGGAGTAATCCCCACTGACCCACTTGTCAAAATTAAGATCAAGCTTTTCTTCTCTTTTCAGAAGATCTACGAGATGTTCTTCACGAACCGTCTCGCCGGTCAATTTAAACTGAGGATATTCAAAAAGCTTACTCCACATTGCCTTTTGTGCACCCATGGAGGCCCAGTACGGGTATGATTCCCCTTTTGTGATCAATCTACATTTAAGGGGTTCAAGAATTGGTGCTACCTTTGCTTTTAAATTCTCTCTATCACGTACCTGAAAATAGGCCGCGCTGATGAAAGATTTGTAGGAAGGTAACTCAGGCATATCAAGCTGTACAACGTCACCGGGTTTAGACTCATACATACGGTATAATTCCTCCGTATCTTCAAGTCTAATAAAACTTTCATTAGTACCTGATTTGACATTAGGATCAAGAAACTCTTGATCTACCAGCTTTCTCCATGCCCAACCCGCTCGACCACCATCGCTTCGTGTTGATTCGATGGCTGCCCTGACAGGAGGATTAAAGATCTTCCGTCGAAGTTTGGGTCTTCCGTTGGAGTTCCATAATAATTTAAATTTCTTTCGGAGGGTTTTCCTTTCCTCCTTAGTGGGCTCAGGAAGGTCTTGTGTTAGACTTTCCTTATGCGATTCCATGGTCCCGATAACGAATTCGGGACCGACAGGAGCACATCCCCTCTTACATCCCTGTAAAATACCCCAGAAGACCTTAGCAGGCCTTGGTTTGCTGGATCTACTACACAGGAGATTCTTGAGATGGGAAC